GGAGAAGTTGGGAAGAATGAAAAGCAGGATAAGTTTTGAGTGTCCGATCTGTGGGATACGGATGTGGGATTACGCTGGCCAGGAAGAGCGACTTCAGCAGATGGAAGATGAGCATACAGATACTTGTGGAAATGAAGGGTCAATAGACGCTAGTGAGGTAGAAGATTAAGACTTACAGCGGGCTCCAGGATTCCGTAAGGCTCCTGGTAGGGGACTCGACACCCCTCTCAAAAGCCCGCTATAGGTATATATTTTGAAGAAGGAACTAAAAAAGTTATGCGGGGCTTGCTATCCTGATATTCCGATAACAGGAAATATTTGTATTCCCTGTAAAGTACATAGTGATTGTCGGTTAAAACCTAGATGTTTTATCATCCCTTTAGTTGGAACAACACCTAGCCCCGAAAACGCCAGTTTGTGCCTATACCGTAGATGATTAAGTGGTTAAAACGAAAACTACCACTCAAGATCTATATGAGAAGTGGATATCGTTGGTATGAACTAAAAGTTAGTCGTCGTCGATGGATAACTTGGCAGATACCTTTTACCAGATCTTATTCCATCGCTTGGAGTCAGGGTATTATTGACCAGGACCGTGACGAAGAAATAGCTACTAAGATCTCAGATTTTCGGGCTGGTCTGATAGCAGATATTGATCTTAGTAGAACAAGGAAAATGACGAAACAAGATGAATTCTTTGATTCAGGCTAATTACAAACCACTGAAATCACCATATTAGGACACAGAAAGATAATGTTATATGCCGATGGATTCGATGATGCACTTCTAGGTGGGGCTGAACGGTTCCACGATACATTTCTCGTATATGACCTAAACAAACTACTGAATATCCTGGTAGAACGTGATGGCATGACGATGGAAGAAGCCATAGAACATTATGAGTTCAACATAGTCGGAGGATGGGTAGGAGATAAGACCCCGGCTTTTGTCGTTCTATCAGATGCAGAGAACTTCCCATATTGGATAGAGGATAATGCAGATGAGCCTTCAGACTAACGATCTAGACCAAAAAGAAGATCAGCTTTGTACCTGCGATCATCGTAATATCCTTCATGGAACTGATCTATGTAATTGGGGAGAAGGAACCAGCACTGGCTGTTCTTGTACCGGATTTCAGAGAGCGCATCTAGGGCGCCGACCAAATTGCTGGTGCAGTATTGAACTGATTTCCGATGAGAATACTAAGGCCCATGAAAACGAGGTTTCTCTACCCGATATGGTCCCCAAATACGTCCAGGATGCTCTTGACCAGGTACGTGCAGATCTAACTATTCTAAATTGGGATCTAGACAATGGATGGGCTGATAAATCAGATCTCTATGCTCGTATTGAGAACTGGCGATTTAATACCTGGCGTCATATGGAAGAGATCTTACAAGATGGGGCCAGATGATATACTGAGCCTGCGCGGGGTAGAGAAGCAGTAACTCATTGGGCTCATAACTCAAAGATCGTCGGTGCAATTCCGACCCCCGCCACCTTATGTGGATGGATGATCTAAATGGCTAAAAAAACTAGATCTCTTACAAAAGCAGAGCAACGTAAACTCATGGAGCCGATATATCCTGATGCTGTTGCATTTTTAGAAGGGGCTCTAGGTAATAAGCAGAACGGATTTAAATCCACTATTGTTGATGGATCTGGTAAACGTATTACAGTTACAACTCGACAGAAACTAGAGATATCCAAACTCATCGTAGACCAGGTAGCTGGTAAGGCACCAACCACTATTTCGGTTGGTGGAGATCCAGATGCTCCACCCATAACCTCTGTCGAAGTACATCATTCCTACGAAAATAATAATGATACGACTATGAATACTGATGAAGATCTAATCCCAGTAGAAGATCCACTAACAACCCCAGAAGTTGACCCTAATGACCCTAATGCTGTTCGTGAAGCTGAATGGATAGCCAGTATCGAACAAGAGGCAATAGGTACTTAGATGGTCACAAAATCTCGATCACGAGAAATTTTCGATCGGTCCGACGGTAAACTACGTCTTTTCTTCCATGCTGGCCAAACTAAGGCTTGGAAATCTGTCGCCCGATTCCCCTGTATGTTTTCTGGTACACAGGGTGGTAAGACATCCTTTGGTCCATTTTGGCTGAAACGAGAGATAGACCGATGTGGTCCCGGTGATTATTTAGCTGTTACCGCTACCTTCAAATTACTTGAATTGAAGATGCAAAGCGAGTTTCTAAAGGTATTTATCGGTCTCTTTAATCTCGGTACTTGGTCCGATAGTCGTAAAGTATTCACATATTGGCCAGTAGTAAATCAACCGATAACCCGAGTTATTTTTGCATCTGCCGCTAATCCTGAATCTATAGAATCTGCTACTGCTAATGCGGCCTGGCTTGATGAAGTTGGACAGAAGCAGTTCCGAATCGGATCCTGGGAAGCAATCAATCGAAGGCTTCTTCTTGCCGCTGGCCGCACAGAATTAGATCCACTTCCTGATGGACTACCTCAGGGTCGAGCCTTAATTACTACCACTCCATACGGTCTCGGTTGGCAAAAACGTCTAATCCATGATCAATGGAAAGAAGATATAAACAATGGAGTTGTTTCTGACTTCGATGTGATTCAGTTTTCCTCGATAGTAAACCCAGCCTTTTCCCAGGTACAATTTGACCGTGCTCGTGCTACTATGCCATCCTGGCGCTTCAACCTCTTTTATAGGGGACTATTTGATAAACCACAGGGTTTGATATACAAGAACTTTGACGAGTCACGTGACGCGATCCCTCGTCCTTGGAATAAACCTCCAAAGGATTGGATTTGCTATGTTGGCCATGATTTCGGACCAAATAACACAGCCGCTATATGGTTCGCTCAAGATCCATCTACAGGATATTTATGGGCATATCGAGAATACTTAGCTGGTGGACTTAGTTCTGCTCAACATGCTCAAAAATTCATCGAACTTTCTGAAGGTGAGAATATCGTTCGACGTGTAGGAGGCGCTCTCACAAATGAAGATGGATATCGGGATGCCTACACATATGCCGGCTGGCCTATCTATCCACCAGATAAATCAATGCGTGGAGTAGCTGAAGGTATTGATAGAGTATTTGGATGGTTTAATAATCGTCGTATATTTATTATGCGAGATTTAGAAGAGACTATTGATGAACTTGGTTCATATTCGTATGAACTTGATGAACAATATAAACCAAATGAAGATGGTAAAATCCACGACAAAGCGCATTATCACATCATGGATGCAATGCGTTATATCATTGGTGATTTTAGGCCAGAACAACTTCAAAATGCTTTTGAAACGCCTGTAGGCCGTGTTCAAGATGCCCCAGTGGAGCAAGAACGGATTTATGTTCGATAACGAAGCCGAAATCATCAAAGTAGTCACCCAATCAAAGAATGATCAGTCCGACCTATTTGATCGCTTTGAAGAAGATTATGACTATGCTGTTGGCGAAGAATACGTAACACCGGCCGGATATGAGTCTTATACCAGTACGGCACCGCAGAACTTTATGGATAAGGTTACTGACGGTATGAACCAGGCTGAAATGACTCTTCAGATTAAACTTGGTGATGATTCCAAAGAAGAAGAACGTGAATCCGCAAGTTTGGCAGAACTATATCTCTTTGGCGCTCTTAACGATATTGACCGTAATCTTCGATCTAGAGGTGAAAAGCCACTTCGGCAAGGACTAGGTTTCTTCATCAATGTTCGTGGTTGGTATGATATTAAATGTTTGGTTTATGACCGGGAGGGACAAACTTATTTTGATGTTCAACCCCTGGATCCAATGCACGCTACCTACGAATATGGAAGTCGTGGCCTTCTCTGGCACGCTTATACTCGGTGGGCTTCTCAAGCAGCAATAAAATCGCAGTACAATATCGACGTTCGTAACGAAAAAGGTGCGGAGATCATAGACTTTTGGGATGGAGATCGTAACTCTATTCTAGTCGATGGACTCTTTGGAAAATCTCCTACGGCACATAAGCTAGAAGAACTTCCATTTCTTCATGGTTCTGTAGCTTCTATGCCTACAATGCAATCCCGTGATTATATGCCCACTTTAAAAGATCGTGGACTATCTGTTTTTAGTTCGGCTAAAAAGACCTTTGAGGCAAAAAATAGATTCATTTCTGAACTAATGGATGTTCATAAAAAATCCATTGTCGGTTCTATTCTCCATACTTCTAAAACTGGTCAGAAGAAACTCAAGGGAGACCCACATCGAGCTTACATGGAAATTCAGCTAGAAGAAGGTGAAATGATCAAGATGCTGGAACTTCCTCTTGTACCGGAAGTTACAGGTGCTTTGATGAATATCTTGAATAGCGAAGCGCAACAAAGTATGTTGCCATACCCACTAGCTTATGGTGGAGCCGAAGAAAACTTTAGTGGTCGAGCCCTCGGAATACTCTCAGATGCCACACGATCTGTATATAATCCTAGAACCTCTGCACTGGACGAGATCTATGTCTGGCTCTCAGAACAATTACTCTCACAGTTTCGACTAAAGGGAACTACTAGAGATTTTAGTGGCTATGATCCATCTGGCAAATATTTCAAAATAAAAGTGAAACCCACCGATCTAAAAGAAGATTGGTTTGTATCAGCATCCTTTTCTCCCAAACTCCCACGTGACTTAGAACAGGATGTTCAGACTGCTATGTTAGCAACCCAGACTCAACCTGATGGTACACGTTTACTATCAATGGGAACGGCACTAGAAGAGATTGTGAAAATCCGTGATCCTGATGCAGAGCGTGACAAGAAACTACGTGAACGTGGTGAGAATCTAGAGCCGATTATCATACAAGAAGTCGCTGGTGCTTTAGTTAAATCTGGTCAGGTAGATCTTTCCCGACAGGTTCTTAATCTAATGCCACCTCTACCTGGGACTCCTAGTCCTGGTTCACCAGGTGTTCCCACTGATCCTAATTCTGGTATTCCAGTAACTGATGGAGGTACACCAGGACCAGGACCACTACCTGAAGATATGGTTCAGGCAATCGCGCAAATATTCATTCAAGCTGACCAACAAGAACTTGGAGCGGCCGTGCTATCCTTACTTGGAGTACCAATTCCTGGCCCTGATGGCGCTTCGGCACCCAATATCCCTGGTCCAGTACCGGTTCCAGTAGCATAAAGGACTAAATTATGGCGGGTGAACTATTAGCAAGCCTTGGATTTTCTCCTACTGAGATCGCTAACCTTGGTGGGGATGCGGCGGTTGCCGAAATCGAAGCACAGATTTCAAGAAATATTGAAGAAAGCAAGAGTGAAGATAGTCCCCCTCCTGCTACCAACCAGCTCATATCTCCTGCTACCAACCAGCTCATATCTCCTGCTACCAACAAGTTCAGACCTACTGCTACCAACCAGCCCATATCTCCTGCTACCAACCAGTCCATATCTTTTGTACCGGAAGTTATTGAACCACTATCGAATCCCAATGACAGCCAAAACATAACAGTAAAAAACAAGTCTAAAATACCAACGTCATCACCAAAATTTAAAATTGGCGATTGGGCAGAAGGTGCTGGTGGGGTTAATCCTGGACAAATCAAGGACGTCCAATGGATGGAACAAGAAGGTTTATATAGATACCAAATCGTAACTCATTTTGGAGTAGAAAATTGGGCTGAATCACAATTAAGTTCTACCCCAGCTCAAAATATCTCACAAGCTCCAACCTGGGGACAAGGTGGGAATAGGTCTGAATCAATCACCAGTGACCAAATTAATTCAAATTCATTAGCCGGTGGAGTTCTGGGAGCCCCTCTTTATGTGTCGGATACTGGTGATAACGGAGAACAAGGCCCACTTGATCAGTTTTTAAACAATAATAGAATGGATTTAGGATCTGGAGGTAATGGTATGGCAGAAGGAGACACTCTCGGTGAAGGACCCTTTACTCGTTATTTACGCCGCCGTGGTGTTGGCGACGATGGGATTGGACTAGGCTCCCGTGCTGGTCGCCATATTAGTGGTCAATGGGAATCTATTGAAGATCTTATGCAAATAATGGAAGTGATGCGGAAGGCAACAGGTCGAGGATTCGATGAGGAAGGTATCTATCAACAAGGTTTTGGTCTAGATGAATTTGCTCCAATGGCAGGCACAGTAAGAGAGCGTGCCAATTTAGGAGGAAGTGCCCTTCAAGACTTATTTGGAATGACAAATGAAGAAAGAAAAGATGCTGGCCTAACTTTTGAAAATACCTTTATAAACGATGAAAGACAAACACCCACTTTTGAACTTAAGTGGTTACAAGATCTAATTAAGGCAGGTACTCGTGGATCTGCTGGACGATATGGATCTAGATTCCTAGCTAGTCGTTTACCGTATATGCAAACTAAATTCGATCTACAGCGTGGCACTCCTGGTATGGCGACTAATTTTGTAGACTTTTTCAAGAATAGGTTTGGTATCTAATGGTTACACAGGGTTTTCCTGGTGATGACTTTCTTGAAGAAAATCCGGCATTTGCCTTTCAAGCCTTCAGACCAACACGTGGAGTGAACTTTCAAAACACTCCTGGTACTAGCCGGAATTTCTTTGATTTCTTTGAGAATCGTCAAAATGAACTAGAAAAACTATTTGTTGGCCAAGAAGGTCGTAAAGCCGCTGAAGGTAAACCTCCTGCTGGTAGCAACGTAGAATTTCTACGTCAATTTCCCTGGATGGAACACTTCCTATCTCAGAGTCCTAAAGAGCGTGGAATACGTTTCCGCACCCCTGCCCGCTGGCTAATCCCAAGATAATAGAGGTCTATAGTGATTACTCCTTGGGCTGATAATCTAGCCAAGAGGACTGCTGAATCTGAAGATCTTCTTTCTTCCAGTAACCCTCGTCCAAAAACTCCTAGTTTCAGCCCTCCACCTATCCCGGCTACACCCAGACCTATTCCTACGCCTCCCCCACAGCCAATAGCACCTATTCAGTCTGCTATTCCTGTTCCCACGCCCACACCACAACCAATAGCGCCACCAGAACCAAACACTACCCCTTTTATGGATCGGATGCTGAAAAAGGCTGGAGCAACTGCATTAGATTTTCTTGTTTCACAAGGTGATCAAACCGTAAATGCTTTAGGTAATGCTTCTGAATTCGCTCTTGGATCTCGTAATCCTCTGGATATTCCAGGAAACTTTCCAGAACAAGCTACTGATGCTTTTAAAGAAGCTATGTACTTATTGAACTCTACTGAAGAAGTATTAAAGACATTTATACCTACAACTGCTACGTTAGCTGGTGAGGCTTTTGACTTTGGTACTGCTGGAGCCCCTTATATTGGTGATGCTAGAAGGGCAGTAGGTATAGAACCACCAAATCTCCAAAATTTCAGTAGACGACTTGAAGAGAATGAAGTTGCATCGGAGGCTTCGCAGGGCATATTGAAAAAATTAGTTCAGGGTAAAATAAGCCCACGTGAAGCTGAATTAGCTCTATCCGATATATATGAAAGTCGTCCTATGACCACTCAGATTGCAACTTCTCCACTTGATCTATTTGCTGCACCAGGTATTGCTCGGGCAGCGGTTAAAGGAATCCGTGGTGCCCGTGCTATTACACAAGGTTCACTTGTAAATCCTATAATCGCACAGGCCGCTGGCAGAGAGCCCTTTGAACAAGTTCTTGAAGCACTTCTAAAAGCTAGGAATCATGGAGAGGCTCGGCGAATTATCGCAGATGCTGATCCCAGTAATTTTCCTGCCTTACGTGAAGCAATAGATACGATGGACCCGAAACTGGCCGCTGTCCACAGGGCCAAGGTTGCCCTAGATATTCCGCTAACTCCCGCTGAACAAGACCGAGCCACTCGTGAGGCTCTTGGTCAGGTTATGGATAGACGACGACGTGATCCTAGTCAGCCTCAACCAGTAACCCCCCAGGTGCCAGCCCTAGAGGGAATGACACCACTAGGTCTATCCGACGAGACTTTACTACCACCTTCAGATCGCGGGCTCCAACGAGGATTTGAAAGCGTCAGTGACGACTTTACTCCAGAGGGGCAGTCCAAATTATTCGATGTTGAAACCGCACCAAGTCCCGCGCCACTGATCGACCCGGCAGAACTCAGTATCCAAGCCACTGAACGTGCGCGACTAGCTAATGAGGCCGTGGCTGGTCAACAGGGACTACCTTCAGAGTTACTACCTAACGCTGATGATGTGGAAATAATACCCACTGATCTAGGCGAAACGACTGATTTTGGCCGATCAGTTGAAGTGCGTACCGAGATCTCAAGAGATGTCTTTGAATGGCGGCCTGCCACTATCGAGAGGATTCTTAATCAGGGAGACATGATCGA